CCTTCTTCCTTTCTGCAATTGCTACCTGTAAAATAAGTCGTGACAATTGGCGCTTATAATTCGTTTCAAATTCATCCAATGCATTGTTGTAATCATAACGGACTCTTTGGATCACCATTTCCCGTGCTGCCAAATGTGTCTCTATATCTACTTCTGTTCCTACTAAATCATTGATAGCGTAAATCGACCGCTCTGCGAGCCTGTTGATTTCTCGATTTTCCTCATCCCACGTAATCGCTAATGCATGTTTGATTTCCTCAAGCAAAAGAGGCGACAACTCTTTCGTTGCCACCTCAGCTTTCGTATTCTCCATCAGGCTTCACCATCTTATTTCGTCTTTTTCGTTTCTGGTATTACCGGCTCATCTGGTTTCCCTTCGCCCATTTTTGAAATATCATATACAATAAATGATTCATTTTCTTTTGCACGGCCATTCGCATACATACGAGCAATGTACAATTGTTCATCTTCAATTGCCCGCGTTTGATCGTAGGATTCGATTTTTTGCGCGCCACCTAATCCCATAAAATAGTCAGAAGCAATACCAGCCACCATAGAACCGACTGGAACTGCGGCACTTTGAATTACTTTCCCTGGGATAGGTAGCACGTTATATACGTACACACCTTGTGCATTTAAAAATGTAGTCGCTGGAAAAATATGTTCCCAATAATCTAATGGATTTACGATGAGTAAAACGTTCTGTGGATTGCGTTTCCCTTTCTTACACAGTGGTTTCATGACTTCTTTTCCTAATGTTTTCGGTGTGAAATCGGACAATTCCACTTTCTTTTTATCTGCATGCTCCCCGTTTTTCACATTATCAAGGTCTTTTATCATACCGATTGGTTGGTCTTTTCCAGTTCCCGCAACAATTGCCGCTTCCAGCGCAATCGCAATAGATTCTACTAATACAGTTCGTACATAACGATCTAACCAACTCGGTCCCAAATCTAACATCGCCTTGCTGACTAATAGATACGCGGATAATTTCAATTGATTGACTGGAATTTGTTCGAAACCTTCATCCAGCATTTCTTTATGAGCTGCGGATAGTTTCCCCCAGAATGCCGTTTGGAGTTCTCCTTTTTTAACGGTCCAAGTTGTAAGGCCATTCACATTTACGAATGAAATTTCATTCAACAGTTCATGTTTATATGTTAAATCTTCAAATACACGTTCAATGAGTGTGGCTGGCACTAATTCTTCCACACCATCAAACCCTTTTGCGTCAATGACTTTGTTAAAGAATGTCGTTTCCTCATTTGTTAATGCATGTCCACCACGTGCTGCCAGCACGGCCTGATCAGATTGCTTATTTGTTGCCATTTCAAGAACCTGCGCTTCAATCCCGGCTGCAAACTCCACCATAGCGGCGTCAATTTCTTCTTGTGATCCATTCATCAGAACTTGACCTAATTTTTGTTTATTTAATACCTGCGTTTCTAAATCTTGTAATGTCATATCATTTTTCTCTCCCTTTATTTACAGTTTTGTTGATTCCATTAAAGCATTGATAAAACGCATCGCTCGTTCTGCATTTTGAACCTGGTTTTCTTTTCCTTCCTCATCGTTTTCCGAATTCCCATCACCATTTTCGCCATCTTCATTCGTTCCTGCTCCTTTTTTATCATCATCTTCAGCATTAGAAACATTTTGAACTGGCTCTATGATTTCATCACATAATCCATAAGATTTAGCCGTTTCTGCTGTCATATATGTTTCATTATCAAGCAACTCTTCTAATTCAAAGAATTCACCATTAAATCTTGCTTTATAGGTTTGAATTAATGCCGCATCAACATCACGAAGCATTTTAGCGCTTTTTTCTAAAGAATCCGCATTTCCATAAGCATAAGTAGACGCACGGTGTACCATCATTGTTGTGTTAGAAGGCATAATGACCTTATCAGCACCCATTGCAATTAATGAGGCTGCACTCGCACACATTCCATCTATAACAACTGTAATTGTAGCTGAATGATTTCGTAAATAATTACAAATCGCTACACCTTCAAACGCATCACCACCATTAGAATGAATATGAACTTCAATTTCTTTTGCTGTTACATTGTCAAGTAACTCGCGAACACCTTTCGCTGAAATATCGCCAAACCAACCACGACCAACAACACCATGCATGTAAACAACTTCTTTTTCATCGTTTGTTGTATCATTCATCATCAGAAACTTCGGCTTTATCTTCTCCATTGTCATTTCTTTCACCACCCTTCGAAGCTACGTCTGCTCGTTCATAGTTTTTCGTCACGTAACGCTGGTTTGCCCATTCTTCCTCTATCGGTTCTTGTCCCAATCGAACAAGGACATCATTAATGGTTAAGCCACCAACTGCGAACATTTTATCTACCGCTGTTGCTAATTTGTTGATATCCACTAACTTGAAGGTATCCATATTGAATTTGATGTACGTTTTGGCGAGATATTGCTCACGTGCAAACATCTTTTTGTTATACTCTGTGGCAATCAATTCGCCTAATGGCCTAAGACCAAACAAGATGAAATTGTCTAAGTCACCCGTTGGGTTACTGGCTGAAGATATGGTCCCTCCATCACTGATACCACTTAGGATGACTGGCGGAATATGAAAGGCTGTCGCAACAAATTCAAGCATATCCTTTGCGATGGCTTTAATATCACGTGTATCCATTTGCTTCGATTCTGGACTTTTATCTTCCATTTGAACATTCTCTGGTTGAAATAAAACAGCCCCCATCTTCTCTGGGTTCATAAAATCACCCATTTGCTTTTCAAAAAGTTCAGATGCTTCTTTACTCTGTTTGTCTGTAATGGCATTCATAAATCGACCTTTAAATAAGTAACGCTTCTGTCCATTTGCTTTATAATTAAGAATGGCTTTAGATAATAACTCTCCATAGGATTGATACAAATTATTGATGACCTCATTGATAGAGGTTTCCGCAAGTTTCAAGTACAAAACCTCTTGTTCTCTGTAGGTTCTGGATACCATTTCCGTGTTCACCACTACGTTTTTGTACATATATTCACGAAATCCTTGTGAAGTGTCTCGGAAAAATGAATCTGCAACCCATAACCCGCCATTTCGAAATAAAATAAGCGCCTCGTTCTGATACACAAGTTGATAGACAACCTTATACCAAAACTCGTACGCATTTTCGTTTTTATTCGGTGCCACATTCAATTGATAATGATTGAAACTTTTTATTACCTTACCGTCTCGATACGTTTGGAACTCACAACCAACTAAACTACGTGCCATTACATCTATTGCCGAATCAACATACAAACGTTTATAGGCTGTTTCCACTCGTAACCGCCGATTGGATACCTCCACATCTACTGTTTCGCCATCCTTCTTAAAGAAATGACCGATGACATTCCAAAATCTCAACGTTCTCTCCTCCTTTAATATGTCCACACGCTCATCCCTTTCATATCCGCTGGATAATCTTCTAATTCACCATCAAAGTTTAAAGCATGTGTGAACGCAAAAAAGCCGTCCGTTTTTCGTTTGACAGCATCTATCTTCTTATATTCTTTTGAGCCATTCCCTAACTCATCGACGTAAATATTCCCGCAATACCAGCGCATCACAGGATCATCATGAAAAACAAGCATATGATTGATAAATAAGTGCTGAATAAGCGGATCAAGCATAGCGTGTACGTACTGCCCACGCCTCACAATCTGAACACGTTCATGAAACCCTGCTTGTTCTAATAGAGGTTTTAAAATAACAGATCGAAACTTATCTATTGCAATGTATTTGATATCATATTCTGCCGCCTTTTCGAGAAACCAGTTCACAACTCGTTCTGGTTTAATTTCTTTATCATACACAATCGTAAATAATCCTTTCTTCACCCCGATATCGATGATATCTGGATTAATATCCTGGATTTTGAGTGCCCCATGCCAGATGAAGGTATGATGGATCCAATATCGTTTCCCGCCACGTTTAAATAGCAATCCTACCGAACAAAAATCTCGTAATTCCGCGTAATCTACACCACCCACACACTCATATTGATGTAAATCAGCTGGTAACGGTTGGTCCGTGGCTAAAATATCCTCATACGTGGCAATTTTATGTTGGAATGCTGACTGAGGCATATTCATGCGCTTCGTCATAAATTCAACACGCATCGGAATTGATGTTTGACAATCTCCCCATTCTTCTTTCATTGTTTCAAACAGTTCTTCATTATATCGAATAGAGGGATTTGCCTTTTCCCAGTTTTCCGGCTCCTCAACTTCCTCCTCCTTGTCCAATTTACAAATAAACGGAAACAACTTACTTTCTTTTACTTCACCAGTCAATACCAAACGACTTTTCTCTTTTAAATCATCTAATACACCGCCACGAACATACCCATCAGTCGTTAAATAAATTGTTCTGCCATCTGGTATCTTCCCCAATGCTGAACGGAATACCTTAATCGGTGCATAATCTTCAAATTCATGCACTTCATCAAAATATATCGCACCAGGGCGTAATCCATCTTTCGTACGTGCATTTGATGTATGAAACTGAATTTGCGACTTATTCGTTTTATGTTGAATCAATTCTTTTGATTTATAGAAAACCTTTTTTAATGATTTTGCATACTTCAGATCTTCTAAAACGCTTTTCACATCATTAAATGTAGTTTTAGCTTGCCTTTCAGATGTAGCAACCCACTCTACACTGTATTTTTTTATGCCATGCTGCTTAGAAAGCATATAAAAATTCTGCCATGCGCCAAAACCATTTTTACCAGCACCGCGTCCTAATAAAAGAAAAATTTGATTCCATACCAATCGATTGGTATCTTTGTATCTAACACCAAATACACATGCATTTACGAATCTCTGCCAAGGGAACAATTCAAATGGAAAATAAAGCTTGGGTACTTCCATGCTATCTTCGATCGCTTGTGCATCTATCCAAACATTCGGATTTTGTAGCGTTTCTTTTACAAGTTGCATCAGTTGTTTCTGTTCTTCGCATGCGCGAACCTGCCCGCTTTCCACCATATTCATATATGCATCAATATACGGATGAAACTTATAAGTCTGGGGTTTCATCATCTTCACCTACCTCTACCTCTGTTGCTTTTAACCCTAATTCTGCGAGAAGCTTTAACATTTGAGCATTTGTTTTATTCAACTCGCCAATACTTTCATTCTTTTTCTTTCCCTGTTGTTTCCCATTTGACCACTCTACAACTACACCACGCTCTTCAATATCCGCAATCAGATGGTTTTTGATATCCCACATCGACATATAGTCATTTACTAAATCCGTATATTGCGCACCGGATGTTTGGTTCACTTTCAGTTGATTCATTAGATCATTTCGAATCATGCTCCTCAATTTGCCGGGTTTCTCTTTTGCTTGCACCCTCTTTTTTTGAGGTGCAACCTTTTTCCTTTTTGATGCACCCTCTCTTTGCCAACTATGTCTCCTCTTCCACGACTTTATCGTATTAATGGAAACATCATATTTCTCCGCAATGTCTTTATACTTCATTCCGCTCAAATAGTCGTCATGAGCGTATTCATGAAGTTTTTTATCAGGATTCATTCATACTCACCACCTCGCTTTTCCACCACAATTTTTAGGCTCACTCTGGACTACATTCCTAGGGAGGAATCTTGATTTTGTGTGCAAAACACCCCCCTCACGTGAGAGAAACAAAATATGTTTTTTAAAATCTACCCCCTGCGTTGCCGGCCCCCCTTGCTTTTTGCACCCCTAAAATGGACCGGGGGGTGTATATCCAAAGTGTAGGCTTTACTCCTCAGATTTTTTAACGAATCGCTTCTCGAAAATACTTTTCAGCAAAGGAAATGACCTTCTCAGCTTCTTCACGAGTTAATTTACAATATGTTTGTAGCCACTCGTCATGGAGCGCAGCCTTAACGGCCGCTAACGACATCTTCCTACATGCTTGTGGATTGTGTACGTTACGTATGACAACATATGCTTGATAGATATCCGCTTTGAATTGCATGAGTTCTTCTTGCTCAGAACGTTTTAACTTATCAACTGATGCATTTGATAATACATCCATCCGTTGTACATCATACTCACGACCACCGATTACCATTGTTCCACATCCTGTATCTTACACGCACGCTTCACAATATTCTTTTCCTTCTCATGTTCAGCATTGTGGCACTGGATGCAAAGTGTTTCGAGGTTATCCAGCTCATACGCTAAGTCTGGTCTGTCTCGTAGTTCTTGTATATGATGTACATTACGTCCCTTACGGTACTTACCTAATCTCTTACACGACTGACATTCATAGTTATCACGTTCTAATGCTTGTAAGCGAATATGTTTATACCAGTATCTATGTTTGTAAAACTTTATAATCTTGTCTTCTTCATATAACTTTCTGATTTCTTGTACGGTTAAAGGTTTCACGATGACCTCCTATTTATTCCTGTATAGAGGTTGCTAAATAGTGATCTCTATATTCTCTTAAAAATATTTTCAACTTCTTCAGGCGTAAGAACCCCCTTATCGATTAGTGTCGCGAACAAATGTGCCACAACACTTGTAAGAGATCCGGATTTTTTTTCATCACCTGTATTAACCTTTTTATTTTCTGATACATTTCTACTTTGATCCATTGTTCCTTCATCTCCCATTTAATCATTTGCATTTCATCCACACGACTGTTTCATTAACAACAAAAAGCTAACCTTCCCTATCAATTAAAACTGCCCTCTTTTATAACGCCCGTAAACAAATAAATCTACAAATGCACCTTTGCACTTCGGGCAAATCTTCACATCTAACTGTTCTTCTTTCGTTACTTCTAATCTATCCGTATGTTCGCAGCATAGACATTTATAACGTGCATAAGAAAGTTCTCCTTTTGTAAGTGTCCCAGCAGTAATCTGTAACATAGACTCCGCAACATTCTTAGCCGTTATGTTCATACAGCTTCCTAAATCTTGAGCTATACCCGTAATTGTATCCGCTGTTAATTTGCTATCTTCTTTCTCTTTCCGTTCACACATCTTATCAAAAGCATTACTTTGCAAACAAAAATTGCGTTCTTCCTTTTCATACTCAAATGTAATCGTAACTTGTTTTGGTAATTCATTTACCGTTTCTAAAAATGAGAAGTCATCGTCAAATACATACATTGCATCAAATGTATCGATAACTTCTTGCCTTAATCGATTCATCACACGTAGCTTTCCTACATATTCGCTTACATCTTCTTTAGTAATCCCCTCCTTCGAAAAAACGATATCTCCAACCTTAATCGTAATCAGATTTCCTTTTTCATCATGAATGAGTTTTACTAAGTGTGTTTCCATTTTTTATTCCTCCTGTGATTTTGTAATCATCTACTTCTACCTCTTCTCCCTTTTCAATTAAGTGTTCCAGTCCCTTGACTGCCTTGTCATCCAGACAAATATTCATTAAACCTAAAATCTTAATTACATCTTCTAACGATTTGATTTTACTTCCATCAATCTTATGAGGATATCTGGGTCTAAGGTAAATGCTATCTTTCTTTTTCACTGTTAATTCCTGTTCACTCATCTTTCATCCTCCTCATATTCATCCATTAAATAGAGTAATACAGCATGAGATTGCACGCCTACGAGTTTGCAAGCAAAAGAAAGCTTGTCTGGTTCGTTTAGTTTCTCCATCACATCATAAATATCTTTCTTCACTTGTGAGTAAGAAGCATTGTCTTTTCGTTTCTGAAACAATCTAACTATGATTGCTCTGAAATCACACATAATCATTTCATCATCCTTTTCGATACGAATGATTATCTTTTCGATGTCTTGTCTAACTTCGTCTATATCAATACAATACGCTTTGCACACAGCGCCGAGATACCGAAAAGTCATTTTTTTCAAATGTTTCTTTTGTTTACTTGTCATTTTTATTCTCCTCAAAAAATTAAAAGCACCTCAAGTAAACAGGCGCTTTATATACTTTTATTGTTTTGTAGTAATTCCTCAATCCCTTCTGTTAATAGGTACTGCTCCGTTTCTTGAGGTAAAACAATATCCGCAGGAATTTCGTTTTTCGTAATAACATGAATTAAAAAGTCTTTCACCACTTTTTCGCCGGTAGGCTGGAACATTCTAGCCATTAACTGGATCCCCTGTTGTTTACCACGTATGAAATGAGCAAGTTCTCTAAGTTCATTATAAATCTCCTTCTTTTTATGATTAAGAATCGTTTGTTCGATTAAGCTTATATTTTCTCTATCCATTACAGATTCCTCCTTAAAATAAGAAAAGCGCCTTTACTAGGACAATAATCCCCTCAATATCGGTTTCACCTCTTCATAATATCGAAACGACGGTACTTGCTTATGGCTGTACCTAGACTTGTCCAGCACTTCCATTCCATATTCATCTGTTTTCAGATTATGTTTATTCGCAAGTCTACCAATCATATTCGCTGAAACGCCTAGCTCTTCACCAATTTCACCTGCCGTGTAAGTCTTACGTACCTCCGGTAAGGAGAGAAGCATTTCACCTGTTACAATTCGGGTAGCATGCGCCACTAAGGATTGCTTCGCCTCCGCTGAAAGAGATTCTTTGAATGTTTCCGCCGCTTTCAAGAGCAGATTCGCTTGTCTTGTTTTTGCATTCAAAAGCCTTGCCTGTGCGTTTGTTTCTTTCGTTGCATCTACCTGTACAACAGAAGTTCGTTCTCGCTTGTTCTTCGCTCTTAATTGAAAATAACCATCTACAAATTTGTCGTATAGTTCCCAAGCAGTGTCATCTTCAAGGATTTTCAATAACTTTGCGTATCCACGCTCAGAAAGAATATACATGTTCCCCTTACGACCACGATACGAATTGATGGCTTGTTGCGTAAAACCAAATTCACGAAGTTCGGTATCCGTCAAACGGAGACCTAAAATATCTATGATATCTACACCATCCACAAAACGTTTTTTATTTTCATGAATACGTTCATTGATTTTCCACGTTTCTTTTTGGTGAATTTCCGCAATCTCTTTTACCAGCATCGCTTTCTTACCTTCGCCAAATCCACCTCCAATTCCAGTGAATTCATATCCAGCTACTGTTTGTTTCCCTATGATTTGTAAGTGACTCATTCGGCATCCTCCTCAAAGATAAAGCGTGACCATCTGGCTACTCATCACAACTTGACAAATTATCTATAAATAAAACAAGTTGGCTGTTTTTTTGTAAAGGAACAGCCAACTTGGTATATGAATGTTCCTTGGTCTTTTCGTCCTATCGCGGGTTCCTACCGCCCATGCCCGTTCTTCGGTAACGTTTTGATAATGGGGCCCACTCACATCACTTCATATGATGGTGGATACGCTATCCCCACAGCCTTCCATCTTCTAAACAGTAGCTGTAAGAATATCGTACCTCCAATTCCGACTAAAAAAGGTACCCGATTTAGTACCCCAAACAGTGCCCCAAAAGTTCCATTATTTTTTCAAATCATTTCTAATGCCGTCGCAAAATTGAGAATGCCTGATTTTCTTTTCCGATAAAACTTACCTCGCTTCATCCCTAATATCGTATAAATATAATCATCGTTTAACTCTGTCACACTCATATATTTCATTTCCAGTATTCGTTGCTCGTCCTGATCTAACGCATGTTCAAATGCTCGTTTTAATTGCCTGTACTTGAGCTCATGGATATCTAGCTTTCGTAACTCCGGAAATAAGATATCCGCACCTAACTCCATCCGTTCTTGCTGATTCTGAAAACGGACGCGCAATACTTTATATTTCTTCAGTTCTTCTATCACAAAAGGGCGTATTTCTTTTTCATCTACGTATGTAAAAAAAGATAATTGATTCATCATTACCCTCCTGCATAAAATATTCTTTTTCGTACACACTATCAGTAAGCCTTGACGCGGCTTTCTTCCTTAATTGAATTTCTAACTAAACTCTCCTGTACATGGTCATTTGAGCGATAAAAACAGCTAATATAAATTAGCTGTTTTTATTTTACATATATTTGCATGACTGAGGTATACTACTCATACATTATTATTTAGTTTCTTATGCATCTGTCAGTTTTCTTAGGAACTCTTACAAAAGGGTTCCTCTTTTTGATTCAAAATCCCCATCCACTATTAAACCGTCCTATTATCTATTTTAAAGGATTCTTCCTGATCCCATACCTACGGCATTCAAAAACAATTCAAAAGCGAATTCACCCTATTTTATGAGGTCGTTTTTTTCTAAGAAATGAAAATTTAGATTTTATTAGCTGTTACATACATCTGTTGTTTCATTTCAGCGAGAGTTTCAAGATGAAACTCTCTTTTTGTTCAAATAAGAATTTTGTTAAAAAGTTGATTAAATTCTCCATCCTGGTGCACTCTATACCTAAAAGGAGAAATTATGAAAGTTTTAAAATACATAGCCCTTACAATTGGATGGCTTGCATTACTATCACTTTGGTATACAGTTTTCTTTTATTAACCCCTGTTATAGTTCTTGGTCTAAGAGCACCGCACTCAACGGCGCTCTTTTTAATTCAAATAACTATTTTACAATACTATCTAGGCCCCTATATTCCAAGAAGTCCGGATTGCATTATTTACTTAACTTGTACCAATGGATTAGCTTCTCCACTCACTTGCGGTAACTTACCATCCCATTTTTCTATCTTTTTAATCTCTACAATTTCTGGAGTTAAAGACTTCTTAATAATCTCATTCGCTTCAGCTTTTCCTCTTGCTTCCTCAATGGCTTTCTCTGCATTGATTGTAGCTTGCTTTTTCTCAATCTCTGCTTTCTCTAGGTTCTGTTGAGCATCTACTACACCTTGAATAGCTTTCGCTGTATTCGAGTCTGGTTTAGGAGCTTCTAGCGTGACCGAGTCTACTA